AAGCATAACAATGGACGAAGACGGGACAAAGTTTTCAAAACTACTCGCAACTCCATTTGGTGTTTTGAAGTATGACTGGGAAAAGATTGTAGTTCCTTGGTGGGAGAACACATTTATTCCAGGGCTTGAAGGATTGCTTGAAAAATTTCAAAACACAAAAATGTACAAATGGTTGACAGGACAGAGCGAAGATGAGAGCTTTTTTGCCAAACTACGAAATCATATTTTTGGAACTGTCACAGGAGAAAACATAGACAAACAAATAACTGTGTTCACAAGCATTTTTGACGCTATAATAGCCGACTTTGACAGAAGTTTTGGCGAACTGTTCAAACTGTTTGACGAGTACGGAGATCGCTTTATAACGGCTTTTGCAAAAATCATTGATGCTATTGATCAGGGGGACTGGAGAGGTGCGTGGCAAGGATTCAAAGATTTCTTTGCAACGATTGGTGACTTTACAATAGATCTTACTGGTTTGTTTGGTGCAAAAACAGAAGTCCTTCCCGCTGTTGAAAAGACTGGGGAAGAAATTGGAAGCGCATTTGTCGGCGGTGTTGAAAACAGCGTGACCAAGAAAGCAAAAAGGCTTGGAATAACATCAAGCAAGTACTGGAACGCAATCCCCGAAGGTGTAGAAAAGGCAATCAAGAGAACCAATGTGAACGATCCGTTGGACAAAATTCAAAACGATATTGAAACTAAAACCAAACGGACACGGGATTTCGTAGATGTTAGTGCCATTGGAATCCGGCGAAAAGTGGAAAAGGAACTTGCGAACACGGATGTAGTAACACCTCTCACAGCTATACACACGGATATGCAGAGAGAGTGGAACACGATTGTAAATGGGACGGCAATCAATGCAGGAGCAGTATCCAAGACAATCACGGACAAGTTGAACGGGACAAATGTAATCAATCCTATGAAACGCATTGAATCGGATCTTGGCAACAGCTTCAATCTGTTCAACGCTTTGACAGACACCAAGATGACCCAAGTTGGCGGTACGATCACCGGAAAATTACGAAACACGGATATCAATTCTCCAATGGAGTCCTTGAAAGAAAAGATGGCTCAAAAACTGGATGAGATGCGACAGACCACAAGCACAGTCGGAACGAGTATCACACCCAATATCACATCCGCTTTCAATAACATGAAGAGTGATGTGATAACCGCAGTAACCGCTATGAAAAATGGTGTGCGGCAGCCATTCAACGCAATTAGCAGCGGAGCCGTCACAGTTGCCAACAATGTGGCAGGAAGCGTCCGAGATGCCGTATACAGTATGAATCAGATCAAATTCGTAGTTCCTACTTGGGTGCCGGGAGTCGGTGGTAAGACCTTTGCTTTCAACGCTACGATTCCCTATCGCAACAAGTATGTACCGGAACTGATGGCAGAAGGTGGTCTTGTCCGACAGGGACAGCTCTTTATCGCCCGTGAACGGGGGCCGGAACTGGTAGGTACTTACAACAATCACACGGCTGTCATGAATAACGATCAGATTGTGGATTCCGTAGCGGAAGGTGTCTATCGTGCTGTGTCTGATGCTATGGGTGGACAGTCTACCACAGTACAGATTGACGGCAGGACGCTGTTTGAGATCGTCACGGAACGCAACAACGCACAGGTACGCAGGACGGGCAGAAGTCCTCTGTTAGTGTAAGGGGGTGCTGAAAGATGGCCTTGATAACCATTACAAAAGCAAACGGTACATCCGTAGCACTCCCGGATCCTTCCGCTTTCCAGTTTGATGTACAGGATGTAGACGGCTCCACGGCAGGACGAAATCAAAGCGGATATATGTTTCGTGACAGGGTAGCGGTAAAGATAAAGGTGGAATGCCAATGGCAACATCTCAAACAGACCCAAGCTGCTACCATCCTCAATGCCATTACCGACCAGTTTTTCACAGTCACTTGCCCGGATCCCCGGACTGGATCCAATATCAGTTTCACAGCATACTGCGGTGACCGGACAGTTCCTGCTTACAATCTCCGCACGGGAAAGTGGATATGGAGTGAACTGAATGTGAACTTTATTGAGAGGTGAGTCTTATGGGTTTCTACAATAATCAATGGGAATCCGTAGGGCTTGCCCCGGCAAGGAACATTTGGATAGGTGCTATCTTCAATCCTAACGATCCAAACACTTATGACTGGGCAGTAGACAACACAGGAAACGCATTTACGCTGACAGGAAAAGACGCTATCAAAACCTGTACCATTACACAGGAATATGGCAATGACCAGGGGCTGACCTTCGGTCTATGCAATTCCGCTCAGTTGAAACTGACAGTCTTCAATCCTTCGCTGACGAATCTGAACATCCCTGCCAGTAAACTGGTGTGGCAGAACAGTATGGTGAAGGTGTGGTTTGGTGTCACGGATGACAACGGGGATTTCTATGATGAATCCGGGTGGGCCAAGCCGTCCTACAATCTGATAGGAACATTCTTCATAACGGAAGTGTCTTCCACAGACGGATGGCAGACCATCAATCTTGTCGGATACGATTACCTGTCCAAACTGAATGTCATATACGAACCGAGCATCTCCTTCCCTGCCCGTGCTTTGGATATCTACAACGATATCAAACTCCAGTACTTTTCTTCCGGCGGTGCGTGGATCATAGGGTATTACCGATACCACGAAAACCAGTCTGTGACATCTCCCACGGATGTAGACTTGGACGCTACCTTGGACGCATATCTTGACGGAACTGTAGCGGATTATATCGGATGGCTTGCGGGGCTGTTAGGAACAAACGCAATGATGATGCCGAACAATGCTCTGTACTTTTCCGATCCTCTGCAAAGCGGAAGTGACTTTAAGCTCAAACAGGATGTTCAGTATATGTCCGGCCTGGATATGCAGGATGAAGAGCCGTTTGTACTGCAAAGCATTACAAGTGGCACACAGGAAAATCCCATCACAAGCGGTAACGGAACAGGCATCAGCTACACGAATCCGCTGATGACACAGAGCATACTGGACGGGATACTGACACACTATGACCGCTTTACCTACTACCCTATGTCCTGCTCCTGGCGGTGCTACCCGGAAATCTTTGCCGGAGATTGCATCCGTGTTCAGCAACATGACGGAATCTACTATCCTACGCTGATCTTCACACAGGTTTTTACTGTGGATGGTGGGCTGAAGAGCGACATCACATCCCGTCCCACACAGGCACGGGTGGAATTCTCCACCAGTCCTATGGAACGGAAGATTGAGAGGATGTATACCAACCTGTCGGAAGCCATCGCCACGGCAACAGACAAACTGAGCGGGGCAAAGGGTGGTGTATTCCGACTCACGGACAGCAATAACGATGGTGTAAACGATGGGTTTCTCATTACCCAGGATCCGACAGCCACGGCTGTCACAAAGTGTATCGTAGCTAACTATGAAGGGATAGGCTTATCCACGGATGGCGGTGCTACTTATACACAGGCGATCACTCACGATGGCATCAACGCTGATGTTATCAACGCAGGACACATCAATGCGGAACGCATCAAAGTGAGCGGAGAAACGCTTGCCGATTATCTTGACATTGGTGTCAATGGTGACGGCAAGGTGCAGCTCACGATAGGTGCGAGAGATTCTTCCATCCGACTGGCAGAAGTAAATGATCAGATTGCTTTTGTGGATGGAGATAACAACGCATTGATGTCCATGACGAGTACCACTTTTGATATGGGCGGTATGCAGAGATTCCGACTGGGAAATGTGATGTTCATCATAATGCCGAACGGCAGTCTGTCTTTGGTGGGGGTGACTTAATTGGCAATTGATACTTTGATTCTCACCACAGAAACGAAAGCCGATGTGGCACAAAAGCAATCCTGGATCAGCGTGTCCGTAGTAGTAACCGGGGGAAGCGGAACCATTTCCGGCGGTGCTGTCAGTTTGAAAGGCCCCACGGATTCCGCATACACGCAGATAGGAACGATGAATGGAGTCAGCGTGTCGGCAGATACGGCAACCACAGTCTTCTCCTATAGCGGAGTTGTGGCCCATCAAGACACGGGCGGTGGCACAGTATCCATACAGACGGCTGCTTATACCCTAGGCGGTGTGAGTGTGGCAAGCAAGACTGCTACCTATACTCTTCAGCAGATCCCCATCCCAAACACGCTGACCTTCGGAACTCTGACGGCAGGAACCAACGCTATCATTATGATAGCAAGAGGAAAGTCTACTTACAACAGTACGATAACCGCCACGGCAAACGGACAGACACTCAGCATACTGAGCAATAGTAATCGTTCCGCAACTGTATATACCTTCGCCAAATCTCTGTTTAACGATGGTGTCTACATGGCACGGAAAGAGATGCCGATAACCATCAGCATCAAGACTACAGATACGGCAAACAATAATATGGTGATAGGCACACGGAGATACAATACCACATTGTATTTCCCGGATTCACCGCCTGTACTGAGCGGTATGACCTTCACATATGCCTATGCGTCAAATCCACCGGGGCAGAGCTATATCAATGCGGAAACGCTTACGGGAAAGTTTTATAACAACGGGCTGACGAACCTACAGATATCCGGCAGCGTGACACCGGACAACAGCAGGATCAAAACCATCACTCTTGACGGGGATTTCGGAAGTCATCTGCTCTACGATTCCAGTACGGCTCCCCCTGTCGGCGGTGACGGCACGATCAATATTAATACTGTTGTGGAGAGATTGTATGGCAACAATGGCTCCAACACGGCAACTCTGCGGGTAACAGACTTGAGAGGTGCTGTCAGCACAGCGACAACCACGCAGACCTTTTATGTGGCCCAGGCTCCTAGCTTGTCAAACGCAAGTCTGACAAGAGGAACATATTCCGGCGGTACTTTTACTGTAGACGATGAAGGAACGGCTATCCGATATACTGCTACACTATCATCGGAAACAACCTTTGGCATCCTGTCATTCTACAATGCCGGACAATACATAGGAGAAAGTCAGTACGCAACAGGAAGTGTGACCTACTACTTTACAGGAGTAGATCCAACAGTAAATTCGGAGCTGCGAGTAGATGTACACAACTGGTTATCCCAAGCATCGTACATCTACATTGCTCCACTCAGTATGCCGGATTTCAATTACAATCCTTCGCTACACGGGATTGCTTTTGGAAAACAGGCAGCAACAGCAAACAGCGTTGAAAACGAGTGGCGATTGATCCAAAAAGGACAGGTGTGGCTATACAATGACATCATATTTGATGACCTTGCACAGACCACGCAGCGAAACATCCGGTTTGCGAACGCATCCAGTAGTACGAATCATCACGATATCGTTCTTTTCGGTGGTAACCCGTCCTCTGCAAACGCTTTCGGTATCTATGACAACATCAACAGCAGATTCCTCTTGAAGTATTCCGGTGGCAAATTGGAATACTGTAAGGACGGAGATCTCACGATGACCCGTACTAACAACAGTTATGTGGATGCGACCAGTTTTGGTAGGATGACGGCACGGAGAAGAAGTAACATTCTCTTCCTACAAGGTAATTTGTCTGTCAGCAATCTTCCGTCCAATAGTACTAGCTATCAGATAGGTACTATCAGCGGATGGAACGCTACAGACAATGTCTACCTGGACATTCCCTGTCAGACCGGGACGGGAGTGCTTCTTCTGACTGTGACATCTGCCGGAGTAATCAGCATTCTTAACGCAAGCGGATCTACGATCAACGGCTTCTGCCGTTTTCAAATTGCTATTCCAACTAGCGATTAAGGCTGTGAATTAAATGAAACTAGATTTGATACATTTATCTTAAGAGGTGACTGAAATGAAATACGATTACATCCCCTTGAACGCAGTACCGACATCGGAAACCATCAGCGACACAGCCAAGGTGCTTGTGGTTGATGATGGTGCTGTCAAGCAGACAGCCAAATCCAACGTGGGCGGCGGCTCGTCCGACCCGTATGCCGGGTACGATGTAGTAATCGCAACCGAGGCATTTTCAACGGATGTTGCGGATTATGAAGTCATAAAACTGGACTATGACTCCCTGCTAACAAAAGTAAGAGCAGGAGAACTCGTTACTGGTGTTCTCTGTTTGCATTACAACTATGATGCGGATGTGGAAGGGGGAACCCATATTGAACCCATCCCGTTGATGGAAGTATATATGACCTCTGCTGATAATGTCCTGAATTTCTGTAAGGTGTCATCCGATATCCAAAATTTCATCAAGTCCAAGCGTGTTTCTTTGAATTTTTCGGACGAAGGAACGATTTTGCAAGCTAGATACACTCTTTGGGAGAAAAACTTGACTTGATTGTAGTCATAGGCTTGCCGAACGCAGGAAAGACAACCTACTCCGAACGCTTTACGGATGTTCTTCATTACGATGAAATCAGCAAGTACAGCCGAGCGGAAAGAGAGGATATATACCGCTCTTTTCACGGCAACTGCATTGAGGGCATCTACAACAGCAAACAGAGCAGAGAGCGGTTACTTTCCTGTTTGGAAGACAATAGCAGAAAGGTATGCGTGTGGATTGATACCACGGAAGACGAGTGCATCCGCAGGGAGAACAGGGGAAGACCGAGCAGACTGGTAAGTCTACACGCAGAAACCTTTGAGCCACCCACCCTGGATGAAGGATGGGATGAGATAATCAGACTTCAAGGTGGTGAAGACAATGGTTAGAATCAACGGCAATACCATCAGCATGACAAGGGGAGATACGCTGTCTGCTGTTGTGGAGATCTTCCAGCCGAACGGAGACCCCTACACCCCCGTGGAAGGTGACAGCATCCGCTTCGCAGTCAAGCAGAAGGGCAAGCGTGGCAACGAGCAGATGCTCATGCACAAGGAAATCCCCATCAGCACTCTGCTCCTTGTCCTTGAGCCGGAAGACACGGAACACCTTGCCTACGGGGAATACGGATATGACATTGAAATCACAAGAGCCAATGGTGTAGTAGATACCTTCATAGCGGAAGCGACTCTTGAAATAAGGTGGGAAGCTGACTGATGGACGGCAAGTTGACTGGCAGACTTTCTGCCGTGGGTGGCCTTCGTGGTACGCTCTCCCCTGTCGGCGGTTTGCGAGGAACGCTCTCCCTTGGATCAGGAACGGTCATTCCATACACAGGGGATTACGAAGTGACACCCACCTTTGACGAACAGTATCTCTACACCAATGGCAAACTGATGACGGACGATGTCAATGTCCACAAAATTCCTGTAGTACGCACAAGCAACCCCCATGGGGGAATTACAGTAGTGATAGGAGTGAATTGATATGGCAAACAATCAGTATGTAAACCAGGTAGGACTGGCTGATGGAACAATTCTCATTGATCTGACATCTGATACTGCGGAGAAAGCAGATGTCCTGTCGGGCAAATATTTCCATCTGAAAACGGGAGAACGCACCACGGGTACTTGTACCTATGACAGTAACACCACAGATGCGAACGCTTCCGCAAGTGAGATCCTGTCCGGCAGAACAGCCTATGTAAACAAGGTAAAAGTCACGGGTGAGATGACCAACAATGGTGCTGTGTCCGGCACGATTTCCACGAAAGCCGGAACTTACACCATCCCGGCTGGCTACCACAACGGACTGGGAAGTGTCGGTATTGACAGTACCGAACAGGGAAAAATCATCGCATCCAACATTAAATCCGGCATCAGTATCCTTGGAGTAACGGGCAACTATTCCGGCGAAGCGGTTACGGCTGGAGCGGTAAATGTGACTCCGTATCTGACGGCACAGACTGTGTTGCCGTCTTCCATTAGCAAAGACTACATCAGCCAGGTGAATGTCGCAGCTATTTCCGTTACGGAAAGTGACAACGCTGCTGGGGGAAAGACTGTTACCATAGGAACAGTAGCACCGACTTGATAGGGGGTGATGCTTTATGGCATCCAATCCTTATGTAAACAAAGTAGATCTTGCCAACGGCACAACCCTGATTGACCTGACGGCAGATACCGCCACTCAAGCAGATGTCGCACAGGGGAAATATTTTCATCTCCCTACTGGCGAACGGGTGCAAGGTACGGCATCAGGCGGTGGCGGTACTGGCGGTGTGACGCAAGACCAGGACGGGTACATTGTATTGGATGATCAACCCGGTGGGGGTGGCGGTAGCGGAGCAACAGTAGTAGCAAGCGGAACATTTACTGGCCCAAACACATATTATATTACAATTCCTGTTGGTACAACTTGTCCTACTACTAATTTTATATTTCTTCTTTGGACAGAGGCAGAAGTACCGTATGATGCCAATTACAAAATAGTACAACTTACAATGACTTTGGATTCCGAATACGGGAAGGCTGAATATTATAGCAGTAGTGAATATCGTATTGTTCCAAAAAAAACCATAGACGAAAACAATGCAGGAACAATAACCACACTAGATGTCTTGGTTTCTCCCATGGCATTTACAACCATTAGACAGGGCAGTAGAGCTTACTCCGGCTATTCCGGTGGAGTTGAAAATCCTAAATTCCCTGTT